TGCAGCTGATTTATCAGAGACTTCTTTAGAGAGCATCTTGATAAACATTGCAGATATGAAGGATGACAGAGGATTAAGAATTGCTGCACAAGGCACAATGCTTATTATCCCAACTGCTTATACTTTCGTAGCTGAAAGATTACTTGAGAGTCAGTTAAGAACAGGAACTGCTGATAACGATCTCAACGCTATCAAGTCTGGTGGATACTTACCACAAGGCTATCATGTGATGAGAAGATTAACAGACAGTGACGCATTCTTTGTTAAGACTGATGTACCTGATGGACTTAAGATGTTCCAAAGAAGCCCAATGAAGAAGGGCATGGAAGGCGACTTCGAGACTGGAAACATTCGTTATAAAGTGAGAGAAAGATATTCTTTTGGTTTCACTGACTGGCGTGGTGTTTTTGGTACAGAAGGTGCTGCATAATTACCTCGCAACTGGAGAGGGGCTAGTCTCCTCTCCTTTTACTATTAACCTTGACTGCGTAAGCAGACACTAGCCAAGACAAGGAGAAATACATGGCTCGATCAACTTTTACAGGACCAGTAAAGTCCAATAACGCATTTGAATATCCAGTAGTAGCAACTGCTGATTTACCTACCGCAGCCGATACTGCTGAAGGAACAGTTTATATAATTAACGACAATGGTGCTGGCGATGATGAGTATTGCTTAGTAATTAACACAGGTTCTGCTTGGGTAACTGCAGTAGGCGCCGCATTAAGCTAATTAGGGGGTAACAATGGCTGATATCGTAACAACAACTACGATAGCTGATAACCCTCGTGAGGCTGTGTTCGCTTTTCAATATCAGTATGTCGATACTGGCAATGAAAGTGCAGTTACGAAGATTGATGTATCGTCTTTGGTTAATAACGCCAATGGTGAAACATGCACAGGCGTAAGAATACTTGAATGTTGGTGGATTATTGAGGGATTGACAGTAGAAGTGTTAGCTGATGCTACCACAGATGTTATTGTCATGCACTTAGCAGAAAGCCAACAAGGATATCACAACTTTGAAAAGTTTGGGGGATTACCTTCAAGCTCTACATATGGCACTAGCCCAACTGGGGACATAAAGTTCACAACGACTGGGTCTGCTGCAGCGGGTGATGCCTATCAAGTAGTCTTAAGGGTAGCTAAAGAGTATTAAGGAGAATAAATATGGCTCAAGTATCTTCAATTAGTAGGGTTGGAACTACTGAGCCATTTTATCTTCAAGTAGCTCGTAATCAAATATCATTTCACAAATCTAATTTTAAATTTGGTTTTAATGCTGATGTAGATGATTCGTTAGAGACAGTATGGGCACAAGGTGGCTTATATTCCTATTTAGCTTCTGCTTCTGTACTTAAAGTGTCTAGCTCATCAACTGCAGATACTTCAGCAGGAACTGGTGCTAGAACTGTAGAGCTTTCTGGATTAGACACAAACTATGATGAAATAAGTGAAACAGTTACATTAAATGGACAAACTGCAGTAAATACAACTAATGAATTTTTAAGAATTAACAGAATGGTCGTTAGGTCTGCAGGAAGTGGTGGGCAAAATGCTGGGGTTATATATGCAGGAACTGGCACAGTTACAACTGGAGTTCCAGCAAACAAGTACGCTACTATAGCTATAGGCGACAATCAGACTGTCATGGCTTTGTGGACAGTTCCTAGAGGATATACTGCATACCTATTGCAGACAGATATAACTGTAGCTACAACACAAAATAATAAATATTGTACTGTTCACTTGGTTGCAAGACCAGATGGTGAAGTATTTCAAATTAAAGATAAGTTCGTAAAGGCAGAAAGCTCAGTACATCAAGCATACACTATACCCCTAAAGTTTGAAGAGAAAACAGATATTGAAGTAAGAGCTATAGGCGATAGTTCAGGAGCAGACATAGCTATATCTGCTGGTTTAGATATTATATATATACAAAATGATGGAGCTTAAGTATGGCAACAAGTGGTACAGTTGCATTTAGACCAGATGTAGAAGAAATAATCACTGAGGCTTTTGAGCGTTGTGGTATTGACGTACAAACAAGAACTGGTGATCAAGCTATATCTGCAAGAAGAAGCATTAACTTATTGTTTTCTGAGTTTGCTAATAGAGGCATAAACTATTGGACTTTATCACAAAACACGTTGCCATTAGTTAATGGTACTACGAGTTATACACTTCCAGTGGGAACTATAGATATATTAGACGCAGTTATAAGAGATAGCTCAAGTAACACAGATCAAATTATTAATAGAATTACAATACAAGATTATAATCAATTGCCAAACAAAGATACTGCAGGAAAACCAAGTCAGTATATGATAGATAGGCAATATACGCCAGTAGTTTATTTTTGGTCAGTACCTAATACATCTACATATTCTTTAGTTTATTGGGCTATGAACCAATTAGAGGATGTTACTTTATCGAATCAAGATGCAGATGTGCCATATAGATGGAGTGATACTATATGTGCTGGGTTAGCTTCTAAACTAGCCATGAAATACGCACCAGAGAAATTTCAGTTATTAAATGAGATGTATGAAAGGTCTTTTAACTTTGCGGCATCTAGTGATAATGATGGCGTAAGCTTGAGGGTTCAGCCAACTGCGTTGAATATGACATAATGGCGAAATTAGCTAGTGGCAAAAAATCTGTAGCAATAAGCGATATAAGTGGTTTTAAGATTAAATATACTGATCTTAAGACAACTTGGGATGGCTTGCGTGTTGAGCCTAGCGAATGGGAACCGAAACATCCACAATTAACGCCAGCCAAAAATGTTGTAGATGCTACTGCTTTATTTCAACCACGACCAGATAATGATCCTGAAAATGTATCTATATATTATGGCTATAGTACACAAAATATATTTGCTTCAAGAGTAGAACGCTCACAAAAAGGTGTAGGTATTGTAGGAGTTGGGTCTGTAGGCTTCTTGGATACAATTAGGGCTGACATGAAAGTAGATGCCACTGGTGTTGCTGGTACTATGGCTATTGGTGACTTTGTAATTTCTGACAATGAAGATGTTGTGGTGACTGGCGTATCAGCCACTGGAGCTATAGGAACTGAGACATTCGATACTGGGGCAGAGCCTACAAGTGCAATTGGTACTGGCGCTATAGGTGACGAAACATTTGATACACAAACTAGCACATTGACTGGGGTTGCAGGAACTGGTGCTATTGGAACATACACATTCTTTGTAACTACTGATGCCCCAGTAACTGGTGTCAATGGTACTGGTACAATTGGCTCAGAGACATTAGAATCTGAAATTAGTGAGACAGGAGTGTCAGCAACTGGTGCTATAGGTGAAGAAACATTCCAAACTGACGCCACACCTTCTGGCGAAGCTGGAACAGGAGCTATAGGTGCAGACGTTCCAGAGTCAGAATTAACTGTAACAGGAGTTAATGGCACTGGGGCTACTGAAGCGTTTGGTGTAAGTGGCAATGGCAACATATTACTACAAGTCACTGGCGTAAGTGGTGTAGGTGCAACTGGAGCAATTGGTGAAGAAGCTGGGGTTGCAGAAGCTATTGAGACTGGTCTGACTGGAACTGGAGCAATAGGAACAGCAAGCATTGAGGTAAACAGAGGTTTTGGTGAAGATACATGGAACTCTGGAACATGGGGAAATTAAATGAACTATACTAACTTAGTAGCAGACATACAAAATTTTATGGAAGATGATAGTACAGAGTTTCAAAACTCTATACCAGACATTATAACACAAGCGGAGTCTATGATATTTGCTAGATTGCCTAGTTTGCCTTGTTATAGACAAAAGCAGAGTGGTAACCTTGTGATTGGCACTGCTGAATATGCAGTAGCTAACGCTAGAATGATAAGGCAAGTGTCAGTAACCAAAGCAGATAGTGATGTAATATACTTAAAACACAGATTAGATTCATATTTAAGAGATTATGTGCCTAACGCCACCACACAAGGCACTCCATTTATGTATGCGACAAAAGATGCAGATACAAATGGGATTACAATATTACTGGGCCCAGTACCTTCAGCAACGCTTGCTTATGAGGTGGATTTTGTGGGTTTAGAAGCAGGATTATCTGTTTCCAATGCTAATAATTGGATAGGAGATAATGCAGAGCAAGTTTTATTATCAGCTTGCCTATATGAAAGTTCCTCTTTTCTAAAGGCACCCGATAGTGTAAACTTGTATAAAGCTCAGTTTGATGAGGCAATAGCTTTATTCCAACAAGAGATGCAACGTAATTATAGAGCAGAATACGAAGGAGGTATTTAACAAATGGCAATTACACAAGCAATGGCGACTTCTTTTAAGTCAGAAATATTGCAGGAAGGTCATAACCTGGCAACTGGTGGAGATACTATTAAGATAGCTCTTTATACAAGTTCTGCCACATTAGGTGCGACTACAACTGCATATACTACATCTAACGAGGTAACTGGTACTGGTTACACTGCAGGAGGCGAAACCCTTGCAAACCAAGAAGTGAACACATCTGGAACTACTGCATACTTTGATGCTGATGACCCAACATGGACTAGTGCAAGTTTTACTGCTAGAGGTGCGTTAATATACAATAGCACCAATGGCGACAAAGCTATAGCAGTATTGGACTTTGGTGGTGATTTTACAGTATCAAGTGGTACATTTAGAATTGTATTTCCAGCAGCAGGAGCGGCAGCGATTATAAGGATAGACTAAAATGGCAAGCACATATGTTAATGATCTTAGGCTTAATGAATTAGGCACTGGCGATGCTAGTGGTACTTGGGGCACAATAACTAACCTTAACCTAGAATTGATAGGTGAGGGATTAAGTTATGGTACTCAAGATTGTTTTACTACAGATGCAAACGCTACAACCACTGTAGCAGATGGAGCAAGTGATCCAGCTAGAGCGATGTACTTCAAGGTAACATCTTCTGCGACATTAACTGCTACAAGAACATTAACTATAGCTCCAAATACTGTATCAAGACTGCAATTTATAGAAAACGCCACAACTGGTGGTCAGTCTATAAACATATCTCAAGGCAGTGGATCAAATGTTACAATCCCTACTGGAGCAACCAAAGCAGTTTACATGGATGGTGCAGGCAGTGGAGCAGCAGTAACAGACGCCTTTGCTGATTTAAGTGTAGTAACATTAGACGCCACAACATTACAGATAGGTGGCACATCTATTACTGCAACTGCTACTGAACTAAACTACAATGACATTTCTACATTAGGTCAAGTGCAAGCATCAAAGACTGTGACTGCTGATGGTAGTGGGTTTGTTAACTTTCCAGATAACCAAAGAATACGCCTAGGTACTGGTAATGACTTAGAAATATTTCATGATACTGTTAATAGTTATATTTCAGAAGGTGGTACTGGTAATTTAAGAATAAGAGCATCAAACTTACAGTTACAAGACACATCAGGAAATGTTTACATAGAAGGTGTTGACACTGGAACTGGTGGAACAGTTACACTTTATCATAATGCAGTAGCCAAACTAGCCACCAAATCAGATGGTGTGGACATAACTGGTGAACTACAAGCTGATAGCCTAGACATTGATGGTGCAGCTAATATCAGCAGTACACTTACCATGAGTGGTGGTAACATAGATTTTGTAGATGGTGTAGAAGCAAGATTTGGTACAGATTCTGACCTAAGAATTTTCCACGATGGTTCTGATAGTGTTATAAGAGACCAAGGCACTGGTAACCTTTACATTGATGGTTCTAGTACAATAAATTTTCGTTCAGGTGATGGGGGTGAATACTATGCTGTATTCAATGATGATGGTAAAGTTTCATTAAGGCATAACAATGTAGAAAAATTTGCTACTCAGTCATTTGGAGTTGACATTACTGGTGAATTACAAGCCGACAGTCTAGACGTTGATGGCAATGCTGATATTAGTGGCTCACTTACTCTAGGTGGTAATCTAACTATGGGTGATAATGACCTTTTGCAGTTAGGTGCAAGTAGTGACTTGCGTATTTATCACGATGGCAGTGATAGTCGTATACACAATCAGTCTACTGGTCGCTTGATACTACGAAATGATGTGAATGACCAAGACATTCAACTGCAAACAGATGATGGTTCTGGTGGTTTAGCAACATATCTTACCTGTGATGGCTCTAGTGGTCA